GCCACAGCGGCGACAAGATGTCGAATTGCCACGCCAGAAACGGCAACGCGCCTTCCACCACCGAGTCGATTCTGTAGATCAGCAGCGTCGTGAGATCGAGCGCCGCGAGCCGCGCGATCAGCACCAGCGACGCCTGCGTGCGCGTATCGTTGATCGACGGCGCGGCCGAAAGCTCGGGCATCAGCTATGCTCCGTGCTGAACGCGGTCGTGAGCGAGATCATCGTGCAGTTTGCCCACTGCCCGGCGGTAAGCGTGGTCAGCACCGGCGTCGTGAGCGTCACGCCATAGACACCCGCGACGGACAGCGCCGCGATTATCTGGCTCGGCACGATGTCGCGCTGAACCTGGGCGGCGAGCTCCAGCGCGAGTTCCTGCACGGCGGCGGTCGCCGCTGCGATCGTCGTGGTCGGATCCGCATCCGAGTAAAGCGTCACGGTCGCGGTGATCTGGTAGTCCACCTCGGTCACTGCGAGCGCGTTGACGGTGTCGGTGAGCGGACGGACAGTGTCGGCGTTCAGCACCGCGGCCACTTTCGCAAGCAGCGCGGAGTTCGCGACTCCCGCGCTGTTTGGAGCCGCCGCCGGCTGAACCGTGATCGGCCCGGTCAGCACGTACGCGTTGACCGAGCCGGGCGCCGGACTGACAATTTGCGCGTCGATGATCGACGGATCGGCTCCCATCGCAAAAAACCGGTACGCTCCGATCGGACCCGCGACGCTGAACTGATTTGGCGCAGCCTGAATGCGCGCGCGCAGATGATCGTCCGTTTCCGGGGCGGATCCACCCGTGGTGGTGCTCGTATTGGTCACGCTGGCGATCAAGGCATTCGGATTGAGCTGGACGTTGACCTGCCCCGCCAGGTATCCATTCGCAGCCGCTCCTGGAGTCGTCGCCGTGGCAGCGACACTGCCGGTGGTTGCACCGGCCGCGATACTGATCGTCGTGTTGGTCGCGAAAGCAAACTGCCCGTCGTTGGTGCCGGCCAGCGTTCCCGCGGCGATCGTGAACGGCACCGTCAGCGCGTTGGCCAGCGTGAATTGGACCGTCGTGACCGCCGGCTGCGACGCCAGCCGAGTGACGCTCAACAGTTGACCGAGATAATCGAGCATCGGGAACGACGCGAAGGCGAGGAGATTCTGCTGGGCGGCATACTGGATGGCGTTTCGCACCAGCGACTCGCGATACGCATACAGATTGATCAACAGGCGCTCGACCTGCGCCGGGTAGAGCGTTCGGTTCGCGGCCGCCTCGAACTCGGCAATCATGTCGGCCAGGATCAGGTTTGGATTCAGCCCGTCCGCATCGTCGACGAACACCGGCGGCGGCAGCGATGGAATTCCGGCACTCATCAACTCATCCTTTCATCGCCGGCGGCGCGGCCCGCACTAGACCGTCGCTCCCGGGATGGTCACGGTCGTGGTCTGAACCGGAGCCGCGGTGGCGCCCAGCTTGAGCTGCCAGGTGAGCGTCACGTCGAGATGCGCGCCCGACTGCGCGCTTGCGTCAAGCACGGGTTGCGCCGTCACCGAAACAAGATTTACGCGCGGCTCCCAGGCCGTGATCGCCGATGTCAGTTCGCTAACGATTGCGGGCAACGCCAGGTTGATCGGAAAATCGATGAACCGCCAGATATCCGCACCAAACGTCGGCCGGATCGGATCGCTGCCCTGCGGTGTCGTTACGATTATGCCCAGGCATTGCTCGACATCGGCGATTCCCTGCACCACTTGACCGATAGCTCCCAGAGCCAACGACCAGTCCGCCGACGTGATATCTGCCAGTGTGACTGCATCCGCTGGCATCGTCAGCCCGCCAACACGTCGGTGCTTGCCGTCACGATCGTTCCCGTCTGCTCGCCGACTTGAACCGTATCGCCCAGCCGCGCGACACCAGCCAACAGGCCGGTTCCGAGCTGCACCTGTCCGGCTGCCCTGATGATGACGTTGCCGCTGGAGTCGATCTGCATCTGCGCGCCGTTGGCGGTAACATTGAACGCCGCACCCTGAGGAAGGCTCACGGTCAGAATGTGTTCGATGCCGTCGTATTTGATCTCGCCCTGGTCCTGAAACCTCAGATCGAGCAGATGCAACTGGGCGTTGTAGATGATTTGCGTGGTGTCCTGGAAAAGAAGATCGAGGATGTGCGCGACGCGATCGTAGTCGATGCTCGTGCCGTCCTGGAACGCGAGGTGAAACTTGTTGGCGCTATTCACCGGCGCAAGGTCTGCGTCGGAATAAATCGCGCCCAGCACCGCGCCAGCCTCGTCGCGCAGATCCATCAGGCATACGACCTGTTCGCCGATGTCCGGAATCCAATACGCCTTGTCGTTCTGCGTCTTGGGAAAAACAACTGGCAGCCACCAGCTGATCATCTCGTCGTAGTCGGGAAACACCACGCGCACCTTTGCGCGCGCCGTGTCCTGCTGCTGCACGATCCCGACCCGGAAAGTGGGATTCAGCGAGGAAAATCGCTCACGGTATTCGATTATGTCGTTCATGCGCTGACCCGCCGCGCTGCAATTGACGTTGAGTATCCTGTGGCTCGCGCCAGATGATGCAGCGCCGTCTCGATTAGGTATGTTCCATCCAGCGCGCCCCATCCGCTCAGCTGTACGTTGTTCCCGGCCACCAGCACCGTGGTCCCCGGTCCCTCCAGCGATGCGTCCACGAAGACCATGTTGTGCAGATGAAGTGCGGCTTCGGCCTTCACCAGCGCTTGCTGCGCGTTTTCGCAGCGCGCGACAATCTTGAGCGTGTCTCCCGTCGGAGAAGACGGGTCCGCGGATGCCGACTGAGTAATCAGTTGTTTCGTGTCGGGATCGAAGTATGAGAATTCCGCACCGTCGTAGATTCGGCGCGTCCGGTTCCGAAATGAGAATCGAACCGTATCTGATCGTGTAACCGTTAGCACAGCAGCTACGGACTCGAGCGCCGGTCGCGCGTAAAAGACCAACTGCCCTGCACGCACTGTGAAGTCGAAGCTGTGCTCTCTCGCCAGCCGTTTCAGAAATTCCAAATCCGTCTGACGCCGTTGAGTGACGCGAGCAAACACGACATCGCTCTCGGACTCGGATGACGCCGTAACCATTGCCAGCCCGTACTTCCCTGCGATTTGCGCCGCTATTTCCACGATGCCCATGTTCTTGTAGGCGACAGTATTCGCGGTGCGCATTGCCGGTGTGATATACGCGGCAAGGCATCGAAGTCTTATCACGTCGGGCGGACCATCCAATTCCAGTTCGTCGATCTGAAATTCGCCGCAGTCCAGCAGGGTTTCGCCGCTATAGCCGATTTGCAGACTGACTATGTCGCCGAGCGCCGGATACCAGGGCCCCTGCCATAGCCTCGCGGAATCTTCGAGCTCCACTTCAAGCTCGCCTGAAGCGCCCTCGAGCCGATCGACATATCTAATCGCAATAGCCATTTGCGATACATCGGCGGTAATATTTACGCCCAGGTAACGGAGTATCCATTGCGGCGAACGAACTGGATACGATGCAGTCGCAGCCATTACGCACTCGCCGTCTGAGACAATTTCCAGGGCGGCAAGTCGGCCGTGACCACGGCGCTCTGCTGCAGAATCGGTACGGCGATTGATATTCCGGCGTCGAATACCGGTTCAATCGGTACATTCGGATTAGCCATTATGATCGGAGAATAGTCAGTCGGATCGCCATAGTATTGCCAGGCTAACAAGTCCCAGCGTTCACCGGCAGTCGTAATGTGAAGTATGAACTGTCCAGACGGTGTCATCGCGCGGCGCTCCTCACGATAACCGCGGCGGGCACATCGTCCGCTTCAAGATTGGGACCGCTTGTGCCTGTCGCGGTCGGGACACTGATCAACGCCGACACCCCTGGCGTGGATCCGTCCGGACCAGTGCCGGCGGTTCCGGTCGCCGCCGTCATGATTCCTAGCGGAGTAACTGTCGGAACGGGCGCGGTCGAGGCAAGCGCCTGGTCAGCTATCCATTCTTTGAGCGCGAGTGCGACCCTGATCGCCAGCAGTCCGCCGAGGTCCGACATCTGCATTGATTTCACTTTGATCGATTCGATCACAAAGAGACCTAGGTACGTTCCGACGCCGAAGATTAGCGGCAGCGCGAGATGCTGCGCTGCCGTCCCGCGCAATAGCGCCAGCTGCACGGCAGGATTGGTGAAGGACACGTGCCACATCAGCTCGAAATTCAGCCGCTGGAGGTCGTCGCCGACCCACTGCATCCTCGGCTTGCTTTCAATCACCCGCTGCTCGGCGAAATCGTACGACCCGGCCGATTCGTAGCCTTCCGGCGAGCCAACGACCTCGAAGTGAATTTCGCCTAATGCTGCGAACAAGTAATAGCTCCTCAGAACTGCGCGCGCTCGCGCCGCGCCGATTCTCGTTTCAATTGATTGAACAGTTCCTCGCGATGCGCCCGCAGTGCGCCAATCGCATCGCGCGCTATATTGCCGCCCGCGGTCGGCGCATTGATCACGACCGTCGGCGACGAGTTGATAGTGATCCCCGCGCGCGCGCCGCTGTTATTCCCACCACGAGCGTTGCCCGATGGTTCCGCGAACTCGCGCTGGGAGAGATCTGCGGGCGGCATCACCGCGTGGATCGATGACGCCATGCGAGCACTAGCGAGCAAGCCTGTCCACGGGGACGCCTTCCGTTCTGCTTCGAGACTTTCTCGCGATCGACTCGAAAGTCGCCCTGCACCCGATCTCGGCGACGATTCCGTATTCATGGCAACCATCGCTTGGGCAATTTCGATCGCGCGGTGTGCCCGCTCGGCGAGCTCGCTCGAACTGTTCAATCCGGATCGCGTCGCGCGTCGGCCCGCAGTGGAAATCGCGCAGGCTGCGCTTCCCAATTCAATTGAGCGTTCGACCCGCGACAGAGCATCCGTCGCGAAAGACAATTCCCGAATTTCTCGGGACGCGCGGCCTCCGGCATCGGCGCTTACGATCGTGCGACGCCATGCATTCGCGTTACCGCCCGACCTTCCTCGCGACTCACCATCGATCGCGCGATCCGAGTCTTTCAGCTGCGCTATCGAAGTTGCCGCTGCGTTGCCCCTGACACCGTCACTTACTCGCGCAGTCGCATTCAGCGTGCTTGCTCCTGCGGCGAACGTCCTGAGCAATTGGGCGGCGTGAGCGGGAAGTTGCCAGCGATGATCTGCGGCGGTCGCGATGCCAGCGGTCGCGCGCGCGATCCGGCTGCCCACTCCGACGAAGCCGGCCATATGGTCGAGATGGCTGAACGCGCGCGCGGACTTCGATCCGCTGATCTCCGACGGTACGTCGATTGTCCTGGATTGCCTCGCCATCTGATGATTCGCTCTCATGCCGGAATTGAAAGGTTTGAACTAAGCTCGCGCGACGTTACGTTCGAATGGGCGGCGTTGAGAGGTCGCGGCCTCGACTCGCAAGGGGCGTCCCGCGAGTTCCTTGCCCTTCATCGCGCGCAACGCGACCGCGGCGTCGTCCTCATTCGCCATTTCGACAAATCCGAACCCGCGCGAGCGCCCGTCGAAACGGTCACGCACGATCTCGGCTCGTTCGACTCCGCCGATTTCGGCAAATGCTTCACGCAAATCGCCATCGCCCAGCGAAAAGCTCAGGTTCCCTACGAAAAGTCTCACTCCCATCGTCTTACCGTCTCGTGTGATTAGTTACTTCACGCATTGCGCTATAGGCACTGTTACTACTGCTCACGATTCGTCCCCTCCGCCGCGTTCGACGCGCATCCGCTCATAATCCGTGACCGCGTCGAGCCAATACGACAGCTCCGCAAAGTCCATCTCGCTCAGCTCCTGGACTGAGAATCCGGATTGAACGAGGCCTGCGAAGCTCGCTGCGGAGGGTGGTCGAAATTTTCGCCAATCACCTCGTCCTGCAGCGCCATTACGTCCGCAAGGTCCATTTCGAGCACTTCCTCATACACAATCCGGCGACCGTCCACGCGCGTCAGCTCCGCGATCAGGGCAAATATCACCGCGCTCGCGTCGCCACCCGCCGCCGCACGCTGGGCGCGCATCAGGTCCCGTCCATGACCTTTGCGAACCTGGGCGCGCGAACCCGAAGGTAGGTCGATGATCTGGGTACTTTCTTCCTCTTTCGCGTCCGGGTCGCCGATACGTACTCCATTGACCGTCAGTTCATCGGTTTTCATTAGTCATTGCTCCCGTCTTCCGAGCACAATGTAATGCTCGGTCAGCCGCCGAGATTCGAGCGGAAAGTACTTAGTTGGTCGACGCCGCCGACCACGTAGATATTGGCGAATACGTCATACAAGTATATTTGGACTCCGGCGACGTATAACTCACAGTGATAGATACTCACCACTGAGGTAGTTTCGACCATTTTATGCTGACGGAAGGTGGGACTACCGGCGTCCTTGAAGATCCCGGTCATCAGGTACACCACCGGGAGCTGCGCACTCCGGCCCTGGCTGGTGTACTGCTCGAGGTTGCTCAGCGCCTGAAAGGAATGTGTCTGGAATGGACTGGTGGACAGCGTGAGCGTACTCGCGTCGAACGACGTCCACTTGATTCTCGACTCGAGCTTGTCCACGCCCGCCCACAGCTCAGCCGTTCCAGCCATGCCGAGGCCCTTGTAGTCAATCATCTTGTGCCTGGGATTGGCGATCTCGATCTCTTCGGCGCGTCCCAGCAGTCCGACGCCGTCGATGTATATATTCGCATTAGTCAATGAGTTGATCTGGATATTCATCCTGTTTCCCCGGGATTCGCGCGAGTTACGATGTCGCTCCCGCGGCCGCGGTTATCGGACTGGTCTGTCCGAGTTGCTGAAGCAACGTCACATCTATGAATGCCTCGAAGGTGATCCTTTCGGCGGGTGGCGGGGGCATTACGTCGATGTCGAAGACCAACTGGCCGGCGGCGATCTGGGTGTATGGATTTTCCGCCGGGTCGAAGCTTGGGGCGCCGGCTACCAGCGCGCCGCGCTGGATGAGCGATCTCATGAAAGCGTTTGCGCTGGCGAGGATCGCCGTGATCAGCGCGTTGGAAATCGGCTGGTCGATAAACTGGAGCATCGCGAGTTCCAACGATTCTTCGATTATGTCCATCGTGCGGCGCACCGAGATGAAATTGTCAGGCTTGGTGCATGCCGGGTACTCGGCGCTGCGGTTGCCCCAGACCCGAAGTCCGGTGCCGAATGCGTTGAACACCGTCACGATGCCCGCCGCATTGAGATTGTTGGTGTCGGACGACGGGTCGAGAATAGAAGCGTAGAGGGTAACGTCGGGTCCGAGGATTCCATCGACCTGCGTGTTGGATGGCGACCACCAGTAGCCCTGCGCCAGGTCCTTGGCGGCTATCGCTCCAGCCACCCACTGTGAATACGGCCCGACCGAGTTGGCGTTGAATTGCGCGGTCACCGGGGCTCCTGACGTGCTGAGCGTGACTCCGGTCGGCACGATGCCGGTGTCGTAAAACGTCTCTTGCGGATAGCAGAGAATCGTCCGGCTGCTCGACGTTGCGAAGGCATTGCCTGCGACTGCACGATTGGCTATGGCGGTCGCCACCGCGGTCGAAGGCGGCGAGTCGACCAGCGCCATCGCGCGAATCGTGTTGGCCATCGCGTCGATTTCAGTAGCAACCGCGGCCTCCTGCGAGTATCCCGGCGCGATCAGTATCTTGGGAAAGAATCCCATCGTCCCGTAGGTCGTCTGAAATGCCTGGATCCCCGTGTACACGCCGCCGGTGACTTCCCCGATTATGTCAGTGGCCGCCACTTTCGACGGATCGGCGTAGTTGAACGTAATCAACACGCTGGCGCCGCCGGTAATATGTCCTCCCGATCCGGTTGGCACGATCGTAATCGCACCATTGACCGGGTCGAGCGTATAGTCAGTGCCGGCGACATAAGTAGTACCGGCAGGATTACTAGTGACTACCACGTTCGACACGCCCATGTGGCCGAGGTTGATAGCTCCCTGCGCGTTGAAGGTGAATGCGGTCGCGGATATCGCAGTGAAATGTATGCTGGGATTGAACACGTTGACGACGATCGCCTGTCCGGCGCGTTGCGCCTGGATCGCCGCGAGCGCGTATGGAATCGAGTACCCTTGAACGATAGGTCCGAAGTTTGCGGCGTCGAGCGCCGACGAGACCAGCGCCGGCGTGTTGGGCGCCACCGCGACCGACGGCGATTCCACCGCCCACGACGGTGCCGTGCCGACCAGTCCAATCACCGCCGATTTGACGACGGTGACCGCGACCGGGCCATTAGGCACTTCGATTACCTCAACTCCGTGTAAGAAACTCGCTGGCATGTGTCACCCGTTACTCAGTTGAATCGAATTACTATTGATTCCGGCCTAGTTAACCGGCTCGGTCTGACCCGCAGCCGCAATGACCTCTTCGGCGTAGGTGTACGCGATCTGCACGGTCTCGCCGGCGGAAATTGCACCGCCGGGGATCGCAGTGACGATTCCGCTGGCGCGATCTACGAAGAAATCCGTGCCAAGGATCAGCGATCCGCCGCCGGAAGCCGTGATACTCACCGCAAACACGTTGCCCTGCGGAAGCTGAACCTGGAGGTTCGAGTTGAACGTGTACGCCGCCGCGCCGACCGTGACGGAAGTGATTCCGCCTTCGTCCATCGCGATGCCCCTCGTGAAGAGCGGGAACCCGTCCGTATACGACGCTTCGACGGCGACGGTGCTCAGCTGGAACGTCGATGCGTAGGTCCACACGCCGCCCTGCTTGTCGCGCTTCAGGAATTTTTCACGCACCGGGTACATCTGGCGGCACCCCGGAATCCGATATCCGGTCAGCGCAATGCGAACGGCCTCGATGATCGCGTAGGCGCCGGGACTCGGCCCCGACAGGTCTCCACCGACGGCCCATCCGAGGTCGCGCATCATTATCGCGATCTCGAACTCGAGTTTGCGTTCCTGGATTATCGCCGCGGTGTCGAGCAAGTCGCCGTACTGCGCGCCCTTGTACATCACCAACGCCGCGCCCACGCGATGGGTCAGGCGCCAGGTCTCGGGCCGATCCGGATAGTGCGCGATTTCGATCGAGTCGATTTGCGAACTCAGTCGATTCAGGATCGCGTCTTCGATCGTCGCGATATCTATCGCCGTCGGCGGCGTGAAGACCATGCCGTTCCACGGCGCGTCGAGCATGGCATCCATCTCAGTAGCCCTTCAGATTGCCGCGGTTGAAGACGCGAGCCGGCGCCCGCACGGTTTCCACCGACCCGGGGGCCGTCGGCGGTTCCTGGTTGTCGGCGGACAGGCCGAGAGTGAGCTCGCCGGCCGCGACCTTGGTGAGCATCGCGATCGCGTCTTCATAACGCTTGCGCGCGTCTTCGAGGTCGTGCAGCGGGCGCAGCGATTGCAGCCGGTACATCGCGATATCGGTTGTGAGACGGTTGAGAACGGCCGGCGGATCGGTCAGCGGCAGGGCGAAGCGGCCTTCAATATATCCGTCGATTTCCGCGGAAGCGTCGGCAAGAGCCTGCGTGATCGGCGCGTCATTTACGGTGGTCGCGGTAGGGTCTTCATTAGTCAATTGAACAAGGT